AGCGTGTTGCGCTCATCGACAAAGCACGTCCTTCCCTTGATAGTGCTTTTGATTTTACTGGCCTTTCAGCTCGTGAAATCATGGAAACTTCCATCAAAGCCGTTCGTGGCGATGTTGATTTATCAGCTCGCTCTGATGATTACATCACTGCTATGTTCGACACCTTGGCTGAATCCCCTCGTGGTGATTCTGCTGCTACAGAAGAACTGCGTAAAGCTGTTGCTTCTATTGCGTCTCCAATGTCTGCACCTTCTTCCTATATGGACAGATTGCAGAATGCTTGGAAATCCCCTCTCTCTGTCTCTAAGGAGCGCTGATCCATGGCCGTTACTTTTTCCGGGGCTAGTGGTTCCGCAGGTGGAGTGCAACAGACTTATGCTCTGCAGCACACCGCATTGCTGGAAGGCCAACTGTCCGACATCCGCGACAACACCATTGGCACTTATATCAATGAAACCAATGCCGTTTTGGCTTTCGGTAACGTTGTTGTATATAACTCTGGTGGTACTGTTGCTAATTCCGCTAAAACTATTTCCGCTGCAACTGATACTGTTCAAGGCGTAAACGTTCTCACTTATGTAGACGAAACTGCTCTTGATACCAACAGTCGTCCTGGCGTGAAAGACGATCAAGTGATGAATGTTGCCAACGAAGGCGCCGTTGCTGTTTATGTTCATGGTTCAGTGACTCCTGCCACTGCTGTGCGCGTTATTCACACTGCAACTGGTGTTCAATACGCTGGTCAATTCCGCTCTGCTGCCCTTAGCGGCAAAACTGCTTTACTGGCGAATGCTCGTTACCTTTCTTCTGTTACCGGCTCCGGCCTGGCGATTGTTGAACTGAACGGTCCTTCGTTCGCCCTTACCGCTGACTCTTGATAGGAGGCCCTCCAATGTCTGAATTTCGTATGGACGAAGCTGGCCTCTTTCTTGAGCGCCAACTTGAATTTATCCGCCCCCAAGTATTTGAAACGGTTTATGCCGACATCAAATATTCCACCATTCTTCCTGTAACTAGTGAAGCCGGTACTGGCGCACAAACTTTCACTTACCGCATCATGGACTCCACTGGTGAGTTCAAACTGATTGCAGATGCTGCTGATGATTTGCCCCGTGCAGACGTTAGCCAAGTGGAAAAGAGCATCAACATTCGTTCTTTCGGTGGTAGCTTCGGTTATACCGTGCAGGAACTCCGTGCTGCTCAAATGGCTAATATTGCTCTTGAGCAACGTCGTGCGCAAGCCGTACGTCGTGCTTATGAAGAGAAAGTAGAAGCTGTTGCTATGTTCGGCGAACCTTCTGTTGGTCTCGCTGGTTTCTTTAACAATGCAACTGTTGATGTTGTTACTGCGAACAAGTGGTTTACTGGCACTACTGCCAGTGGTACTGCTCAAGACATGCTGGAATTGTTGAACTATGGCGTTACTGCCATCATCAATGCTTCCAAGATGAAGGAGCAGCCCGACACCATTTTGATGGCTTACGAAGACTACAACGTAGTAAGCACCACTCGTAATTCCGATTCTTCGGACGTTACTGTGCTTGAGTATTTCCTTCGCACCAATCCTTACATCCGCAATGTTGAACCTATCAACCAGTTGGATGAAGGCAATAGCGTATTAACCACCAATCGCATGGTTGTTTATAAGCGCGATCCTGAGAAAGTGCAACTGCACATTCCACAACCTCTTGAGTTGTTCCCACCTCAACAGCGTGGACTTGAGTTCATTGTTCCTGCTCATGCTCGCGTGGGTGGTGTGGCTTTGTACTTCCCCAAGAGTGCCATTTACGTTCAAGCTTCTGCTGCTTGATCATAAACAAGGGAGGGGCGTTATGCTATCAGCAGTTCTACCGAACACTTCAAAATGCTAATTGCTTATCGCCCTGAGCTTGAAAACCCACCCCGTGAAGGTGGCTTCGGCATCATTACAGAAGGGGGCATGATTCAACTTACCCCTGGCCTCAATCAGGATGTTCCTGATAACCAATGGAAACAAGCTTGTGAAAACCGCGTGGTTAAACGGCTTATGTCTATTGGTGCTATCGAGGAAGTGAGAGAACAGGTGACTGTGGAGAAAATTCCACAAGACGTTGAAACTCTTACAAACGTACCTCTACTTGAGGCTCTTCGTATCACTGAACTTATTCACGACGAAACTCAGCTTGCTGATTGGAAAAAAGTGGAAGGTCGGATACGAATTCGTAATGCCATCAGCAAACGCTTGGATTTACTCAAAAGAGGAGCTGCCTAATCATGGCTGTTACTACTGCTGATTTTATTCAACGGTTTCCTGAATTCACGCCTCATCCATCGGGGATTGTGAATGGAGCCATTGAAAGTGCTAGTGCTGATGTTGGAGCAGACATTTTTGGAGATCAAACAGATCGTGCTGTTCGTTTCCTTGCTGCTCACATTATTTCTATTCAACTTGCTCAAATGGGGGTTCAAATTGGAGCCACCGATGGGAAAGTTTACGGAAATGGTTTAGATGCCACACTTTACGGACAGGAATTCAAGCGACTCTCCGAAACAGCTTCTAACAATGGATCTTTAATCGGCTTTGTGGTCTAATGACTAATCCCGCACCACCACTAGCAAATGCCACTTTGGTTTTTGCCGTGACTAGCGGGTATGCCGTAGACGCTAACACTGGCAATTCTGTACCTCTCACAACAAGTGGAGTGTATTACGCCACATTAAAACAAAGCCAAAATCCACGTTATGAACAGCGTATTGGTATTGACGAAACTGCCATTTACATGAAAGGTAGATTAGTTGGTCCATTAGCATTTTCGGGAGTGCCTCCTGGGGTAACGGCGCAAGCCACAATTGAAGGCCAGGAGGGGCGTTTTGAACTGCTCCCCACAACTGAAATGGCTGTTCATTACCGACAATTTTTAGGCACTCCCATCCATGGTTATTTCAGAGCCATTGGTGTTGGAAGTGTTTTAAACACCTAATACGCTCCCCTCGCTTTTACCTCAATGTCCTACATTCAACATCCGACTCAGCTCATCAAGAGCCAAGACACCATCATCTACGTGGGTTCCATTTCTGGAGCTGCACGTCCTCAAGTATCTAGCGTTGGCGGCGCCGTTGTCGCTTCTGGTGCTCCTACCATGCATTACTTGGCAGGTGTTACTGACGCTACTGTGGCTATTAATGACGCCGAGCAAGAATACTATCTGCTTGGTGGTGGCGGTTTTGCAGATAGCGTGATCGTTACCACTCGCGCACAAGCTTCTATTACTTCTTACTTCCAACGTGACTTGGAGGGTACTGCCATTCAAGCCACTGGTTTTGATGAAGCTGTTGATGTTGTGCTACGTAGCCGCTATGACAAGAATTATGAAATTTTTGTTCAAGTGTTCAAGGCTATTGGTGGTAGTTTCACTTATGACACTACTATGTTTGCTGCTTGTGTGATGAACTACAGCGAAAGCTATCCTGCTGATAACTTAGTTCAATTAACATTCGATCTAATGAGCCGTGGCCCTGTAGCTGCTGGTCAAATTACAATTAGTGGTGCTAGCAAGCTTCCAAACAGCCCTAACTGATTAATTATTATTTTTTCCATGGCCTCCCAAAAGGGGGGTCTTTTTTTATTGAGCTAAGATAAAAGCATGAACATCTTACAACTAAGACAAACCATTACAGTTTTGATTGGCAATTTAGCCGGATCATACGTATTACCTAATGGCACCAAGCAAGCTGCATTATATGTAGAAGGTAAATATGGTGTGCCTAAAGAATGGAAAGTAGAAGGGTTGGAAGTTGTAATGCGTCAATATCCTGAAATATTATCTCAAGCAATGGTTGGAACTGTACGTAAAACTAAACTATGGGAAATAATGTTATCGCAATATGAACCATCAAACGAAAATCTTGAGCCAGCAATTGATCGCATTTTAAGGCATTTTCCAGATGCTACAATTCGTAATTTTCCTTCTAGTGATCGTGGTTTTCAGTATGCTCGTATTATTATTGTGGATGTTGATATTGCTTTTCAATATGAACACACGGTGTAATCATGGCAAGATTATTAAATCGCAATAGTATAGAAACTGCATTAATAAAAGCTTTTGGGCTTTGGGCTGAAGAAGATATTAATGATAAATTTTTTAGCGAACAATTTATTGATCGACAATGGCCATATCCTGGTCCTCCAACAATTAGAAAAGCAGGCGGTATTGCTGGTGATCCACGCGATATTTATGATACAGGCAAACTATTTAAAAGCGGTCAAAATAGCTTCACCTTAAAAAGTGGTCCTAATCTTACTTCAGCGGGCTGGTATTGGGATGCAACTAATGCTAGTGGTGAAGAATATGCTTTTTATGTTCATGAAGGCAAAGGGCCTCATGCTCGCGTTCCACGGAAATGGACGGATGATTTAGTGATTCCTGCAAAATTTGCTCAGTCTGATGCAATCAAAAATTTAAGTGCCAGAATATCCATAGAATTTGCTGGTTTACATGGCAATTGATTACCTATGGAGTGAATGCCAAAAGGTACATGCTATTAATTGCAATGTGAAAGGAGCTGAATTAACTGTTGGTATTCTTTGCTGCATCGCATTTCCAGAAATTACACTTAGAATTACTAACGAACATCATTCTTTTTTGGTGGAAATTCCTGCAAATTTTTGCTCCCGCAGCGAAAAAGTGAAGGGATTCAACGTTGTTTTAACCGTATTAAATCATGAGCAAGTATAGCTTCCTGCTGCAAAGCGAAGAGCCTGAATTTTTTGAACTCAGCCCTAAGATGCGTCTACGGAAACATGGCGGATGGTTAGTAGCAGAAGGTATTGAGCAAGAAGAACTTAGTAAGGTGCAAAGCCAAGCTACTATTCGTGCGGTGCAATTAGCAAAACGAATTGCTACTGCCAAGAATGTTTCAGTGGACGAAGCATTTGCTTTGTTGCAAGGTGGTTCTAGTATGAGCGAAATGGAACTACTTAATGATTTTACTGAAGAAACATTAAGTATGATTAATAGTGGTAGCAGCACGGAGTTAAGTAATGCTCGCATGGTGACCGTATTTATGCGTTGCAGAGGAGAAGGTTTAATGAGCGATGGGGAATGGTTACCCCTTGATGATTGGTCCATTGAAGACACCAAATCAATGGGAAGACGGTTAATTGCTAAAGGTATGGAATTTATAGCGAGTGAGCAAGAGGCTGAAACAAAGGAAGCAGGACAAGCAAAAAAAGCACCACGCCGGACGAAGGAAGCTTTGCCGAGCGACTAGAGAAACAAGCCCGGCAATTTTTAAAAAACCTAACAAAATGGGATGACATTTATTTTCGTCTTAATTCGTCAGATTTTAATGATTGCCGATGGGAAGCACATAATTTTGGCAGGCAACGTGTGAAGGATGTGGTGACGGCATTGAAATGGTTGGAAAATCATGATATTACAAAATATAATATTAATAGTATTGCAACAGCTAAATTAGGCACTGTAGTTGTAGGAGCATTAGGAGGTAAAAAAGCAAAGGTATCAGCGGATGATTTCTTGCCATTTGATACCAGACGAATTAAGGTGGATACTGGCATTTCAGAAGAAAGCATTACGATATTACAAGAATTAATGCGCACCAAAAAGATGGACGGAAGAGTGGTTGCATTATTGGCGGAAGAATTAAAAAATGCCTCCACCCGTGAACAAAGCAATGATTAGCTACACTGTAGACAATAGGATTACTGTATAAATATGGCTGCTCCTGAGTTAAGACTTAACGTCACGCTAGATCTAGCTGCATTTCGTGCGCAATTAACTCTTTTAGCAATAGAAGCAGGTGCTCATAATTTTGGCGTCAAGCTATCAATAGATAAGGCGGATTTTAAAAAACAATTAAAAAATTTAGAGAAAATTGAGCCAATATTAAAGATTAATGATGCTCAAATTATAGCAGCAAAAGATCGTGTAAAAACTTTAGATGTCAGGTTAAATGCTTTACGTAAAGCCACTGCTACTCCCATTGAAATTAAAGTTAAATATGTAGAAATTGGTAAGCCACCTTCTGGCGCATCGGAACAAATAGGACGCGCTGTTTCAGGAGGTGTTAGAGGCTCTCAAGCAATAGAAGGCTTCACCCGGCCACAATTGCAAAACACTCGTAAAGCAATGTTGGGTGCTGGAATGTCTGTTGGCGAGATGGGAAATCTTGCTAAGGCATCAACAGATGAATATAAAAAATCAATTGTTCAAGGTTTTACAAATAGCGGACAAGAAGCCGTCAATGGTTTTGCTGCTGGATTAAAAAATGCCTCATCAAAAATTGCGCAAGCTGCTGCCAACATAGGAGAAGAAGGCGTTCGTGGCATTAAAGATGCACTTGGTATTGCATCTCCATCAAAAGTATTTCAGCAAATTGGCGAATTTAGCGTTGATGGCCTTGAGATTGGCTTTTTAAATGGATTAAAAAGTTTCAAAAGTAAAGTAACTGCAGAAATTAGAGCAATTGTTGCTCCGTTAAAATTAGAGTTTGCCAAAATTCAAGATATTAGTGGAGCTGGTGTTGGCCCTACCGTAGGATCATTGCGTCAACAACTTGTTGGCAATCGCGCATATTCAGCTCCTATTGGCCCGCTGCCTTTAGGTTCTGAAGCTCCATACGCTCGTGGAGACAGGGGTCAGTTTGGATATTCAGGATATGAACCAAGAATGGTTTCACGTCTTCGTGGGCAAGCTCCTACTGCTGAGCCAAATAGTTTCTTGCAGTTTTCTAGGAATGCTGCGCAAATTCAACCACCATCTGAAATCCTGACAGGTTTTCGTGGTTTCTCTCAAAGAGCTGCCCAAGTTCAGCAAGGAATAGGAGGCGGCGGCAGTGCTCTTCCTGCAAGTATTGACACGTCTGCAACAGTTGGCAATATTAAATCTTTAATGTCTGCCATTAATGACCTAGGTGGAAAAGCTGCTGGTGCGGCAAGTCAAATCAAAAGCAAAGCTAGCAGAGCTTTACGGGAGGTAGGCGATTTTATATCTGGTGAAGGCAGATACGACGGCGGATATGGCGGCGGCGGCTTGCCTCCTAGGAGCGGCGGTGGACCGTTTGCTGGCGGTGGTGGTAATCCACCAATTCCGCCAAGGGGTACGGAACAGACTATTAACTTTAGAACAAATGCGTCTGAAATATCACAAGAAATTAAAAGAGTTCAAGATGCAATAGTTAAAACTGTTCGAGCTAGTAAAACAAGCCTTAAATTAACACTTGATACCAGTAAGCTTGACTCAGGTATTAATGCAAGTTTTAATAAATTGAATAGAGTAATCAGTTTGGCTCAAAAACAATTAAATAAATTACAAATTGGTGGCGCTGATTTTAATGCACAAGCTGGAATTGTAGGATCGCTGGAGGGAAAAAGAGAACGAGGAGAAAATATTTCTAATGCAATTCGCTTAAAAGCTCAAGCGGGTGCGTTTGAACCTGGCTCTTTAATGCGCGACCAGAAAGTATTAGAAGCAATGCGCATTGAAGCGTCACAAATTAGACCTGCCACACAAGAATGGATTAGCTTGCAACAACAAATTGCGCAAGCAAATCTTGAGCTGCAAAAAAGTGATCAGCTTGCTGAAAATATTCAACTCACTCAAACTCTTGGGGCTCTAGAGCCAAATAGCTTAGCTGGTCTAGAAACTAAACTAACAATATTAAGAAATAAAGCAAGGGATATTAGACCTGATACAAAAGAATGGAAAGCATTAAATAAGGAAATTCAAGACATTGAAGGAAATATAGCTAAAGCTACCAAGCGGCGAATGGGAGGAAAAGAGCGGCTTGGAGCAGCAGGTGGCGCTTTTCTGTATGGTGGAGGTTTAAGTGGTGGTGCTGGCAGTGCTATAGGTGGTATTGGTGGTGGTTTGATAGGAGGCGTACCTGGTGCATTCACTGGTGCTGCCATTGGTCAAGCGGTAGATGACTTGGGCAAGATGACTGCTGCAATGACGGAGCAAGCAACAGTTATTAAGAAATTAAAATTAGGACTTGCTAGTGCTTCCAATGATTTTGGTGATTTTGCAGCAGCAAATCAAGAAGTCGAAAGAATTTCTAATAGTCTTTTAATTCCACTAGAAGATGTATATCGTAAATTTACGCAATTGAGAGCTAGTACTGTTGCTCTTGGTATAGATACAAAGACAACAGGACAAATGTTTGAGGGAACTGC